TCTCCTATCAATCGAAAATTCTGCCCCAACCATCGTTGCCACCTGGGCACCAGCGATGCTTAAGAACTGCTTTGGTGTAAATGGTCTTCTTACCATTTGTAACTGGACCAGTATAGTTATCGTTCAACGAACCATATGGATCATTTACGTAGTATCCTTTACCGTCTGGTGTCTTACCGATGACTACACACATGTGCCCACCAGTAGGTGCAGAAAGAGAACCCCTATGCAGGATACCAATAACAACAGGTTTCCCAGCATCGAGACTTTTATCAACGTCAGCAAAAGAAAGATTGTAACTAAAGTGTGACTTAACTCCATAACCTGCAAGTACCTTCGTTTGTACCGCATGGTCTGTAGTATCGCCAATCGCAAATACTTTCTTAACGTATTCGTCATCGCCCTTGATGCTGCCAGGCTTGAGGAAAGCAAGGCACATAGCGCACGATGAACTGTTACAAGTTCTATGTGCATCTCTGTAATTATCTACTTGGTTGAAGTATGGAACTGCTAGAACTGCTGGGGTTGGTGGCTTAGTTCTAAAAATTCCAATCCACTCGGTTTCTGCGTCATCCATGAAGTTAGCAGGTAGGTTGTCTTCCAACCATTGAACTGCTGCTACATGATTTGCATTACCATCATCATAAAATTTGAAAAAGTTATGAAGGTCTAGGGTCATTTTTGTCTCCGAATAAACTAATGAAATACTCTGCGTCTACCACTGCCAATGGTTTTTTGCCATTCTTTTTAATAACGACGAGAGGTTCATAGTCACCGCAGTTGGCAAATGCCTGTTCATAGGCATCCCAGATATTTAGTTTCTCAACATTTTTACATTCAATGCTATGTGGAAACTTAGATCTAGCAGCTCGTGCCATAATCAAATCCTCTCCACCAGCACCCATAGATCTACTTTCGATGTCTTCAGGGTGAACCTCAAGCATCTCAATGAGTTTATCTCTTACCCACTGTCGTAGACGGCGACCCTTTGCCTTTGCTGAACTTGTTTTAATTGGCATCGGTATCCTCTATTCAGTTGAACCAGGGGTCTGGTAGTATTTTTGTTTCATTGCTCCCAGAAACCACGCTTCCGACAGAGATTTCGGACCCTCCCGTAGGATTTGTTTGTTGTGTTCCGTTAGCTTCTCGTATTTGAGTGCTTTTTCTTTCCACTCTTCCATTATAATTTAAAACCAGCGAAAGTATCCTTCTTAACATCTTGTTTAATGCTCCCGATAAGGTATGACTCAACTTCTGTCTCCTGTGGAGCAACCTGCATTCCCTTAGATGACAACCAGTGTTCAGTCCAAGGAAGAGGATTGTTTGTAATAGGAGTATCAAAGATTGCTTTAAGACCAATAGACTTCAGACGGCGATTAGCAGTCCATTCAACATACTTGGCAAGCAGCTTGTCATTCAGACCGATGATAGATCCATCCTTGAACAGATACTCTGCCCAGAGTTTCTCTTCCTCAACACAATCACGGAACATCTGATAGACATTCTCTTCTTCCTCTTTGGCAATCGTTACCATGTCTGGATCATCACCTTCTTTCCACTTATTAATAATGTTCTGGGTGATGGTCATGTGTTGGCTTTCGTCTCTTGCGATAAGTCCGATGATTTTTGCTGATCCTTCGAGGAGTTTAAGTTCACCAAAAGCGAAAGAGCAGGCAAACGATACGTAGAACCGAATTCCTTCGAGGATATATACGTTCGCAACTGCTCGATATAACTTTCTCTTGAGTTCATAGAGTGTCTCCTGTGCTGCTGGGGTTCCTTCTAGTTCATGTTGCCATTGATTACCAGCACCCCATTCAGTTGCTGCCTGTAAGAATTCATCGTATGAACGTGTGACAGATTGAGCACGAGAAAGGATCTTCTCATCCTCAAGGATAGTATCGAACACTTCAGAAGGATCTGCGTACACATTTTTGATGATGTGGGTGTATGAACGACTATGGACCATCTCCATAGTTTGCCAGATGTTCATGGCACCTTCCAGTTCAGGTAAGGAACAGTAAGGCATGAATGCCATACCAGGACCACGACCCTGTACACTATCAAGCAAGATCTGATACTTCAAGTTAGAAGTAAAGATATGCTTTTGTGCTGTGTTGAGTGTGTGATAGTCAGCACGATCTTTTTGAAGGGAGACTTCTTCAGGTCTCCAGAAGTATCCAAGCTGTTGCTGTGTCAGTTTATCAAACACAGGGTACTTGAACTTGTCATAACGTTGGACCCCAAGAGGGGGTCCAAAAAACATCTTCTGTTTTGTGTTATCAACCTTTGTTGTATTGAATACTGTCATTCCTTCAATTTGCATACGATCTTCCGATGCCCTAAATCTTGCAACTGTCACAATCTTCCTCCTCTGTGCTGAAAATGTCGCTTAGTAAGTCTTCGATACTCTTTTTTTGTTCTTGAGTTATTGGTTCATCCGTTTTGATATCATATGTATTCTGATAATAAGATGTCTTCCAACCAAGCTTGTAAGTTGTCAATAGATCTTGTGCCATTACCGAAACAGGAACCTCATTATTTTCGTAATTCTCTGGATTATAGGACCAGTTTCCAGAAATTGCTTGATCGAAGAACTTTTGCATAACAGCAACAACATTAATATAACCAGTATTCCCAGACATATCCCAGAGCAACGTATAATTGTTCTTAAGAGTTTGATACTGCGGGACAACCTGCTTGAGAGGTCCCTTCTTTGACTTCTTAACGGACAAGTAATCTCTAGGTGGTTCGATACCGTTTGTTGCGTTTGACACAACGGAGCTGCTCTCCGAAGGCATCTGTGCGGACAGCGTTGAATGTCGTAGACCATATGCCTGAATGTCGGCACGTAGAACATCCCATTCATATCTCAAAGTTGGGTCACAGAGCTCATCGACATCACGCTTGTAAGTGTCGATTGGGAGGATACCTTGAGAGTATTTTGTGCGATTGAAATATCCACAGGCACCTTTTTCTTTGGCGAGCTGGTTGGAAGACTTGAGGAGATAGAACTGGAAAGCTTCAGTAAGGTTGTGAACGAGTTGCCATGCTCTGGGATCATCATAGTGTTCTCCTTGTTTTGCTAGGTAGTGTGCTAGACCGATATAACCAATACCAAGAGAACGACGATTGAGAGTAGAAATCTTTGCTGCCTTGACTGGATACTGTTGATAATCAATCAGTTCTTCAAGACCACGAACAGAAAGATCACAGAGTTCTTCCAGTTCATCAAGGTTCTTCAATTTGCCCACATTTACAGCAGAGAGAATACACAGGGCAATCTCACCTTCTCCATCAATATGTTGGATAGGATCTGTTGGAAGTGTAATCTCTTGACACAGGTTACTCATATTTACCTTGTCAAGAAATGACGAGTGTGAGTTACAGTGATCGATATTCATGATGTAGATACGACCAGTCTCTGCTCTCTCTTTCAGAAGGTCCAGAAAGAGTTCTTGAGATCCGATAGTCTTTCTTGTAATAGACTGATCTCGTTCGTAACGTACATATAGATCGTCAAAAGCGTCAGTTCCAAAAGCATCATACAGACCAGGCACGTCATGCGGTGAGAAGAGTGAGATCTCTGTGTCTTGGATGAAACGTTCATAGAACAGTTTGCTAATTTGAATACTGTAGTCTAACTTACGAACACGGTTATCTTCAGTTCCCTTATTATTTTTTAACACTAAGATGTCTTCGATCTCTCTGTGCCAGATCGGGAAGTGGACCGTTGCGCTTCCGCCTCGTATGCCGTTTTGCGTACAGCATCGCACAGTTGACTCAAACTTTTTGAGAAACGGAACAACCCCTGTATGCTGTACTTCTCCACCTCTAATTTTACTGTTGATGCCACGGATGCGACCTGCGTTGATACCGATGCCTGCCCTTTGAGAAACATAGCGCCCAATAGCCATATCGCTACTGAAGATGCTATCAAGGGTGTCGTCAACATCAACAAGAACACAACTTGCAAATTGACGAAGTGGTGTTCTAACTCCTGCCATGATTGGCGTTGGGATGTTGATTTTGTGCTTCGAGATTGCGTTGTAGTATCGTCTGACATATTCTAATCTATCCTTCTGATAGTTTTGGAAAAGTGTTGCCGCAATCATGATGTACATATACTGTGGCGTTTCAAATACTGTGCCACTACTTCTATCTTGCACGAGGTACTTATCAACGACTTGACGTAGACCTGCATAAGTGAATAGAAAGTCACGGTCATGATCAATAAAACTATTGATCTTGTCCCACTCTTCTTTATTATATTTACCAAGGATCTCTTTGTCATATATTCCTTTAGTAGCACACTTGAAAGCATGATCTAAAACGTGAGGATGTCCGTTCACCCAATCAGATCCGAAGACTTGCTTGCGAAGTCCAAACAGCAGCAGTCTTGCTGCCACGAATTGATAATTGGGGTTCTCTAGGCTGATCAGATCGCTGGCAGAGCGCACCAGGATCTCCTGGATGTCCTTTGTCTCGATGCCGTCGAAGAACTGGAGACCCGAGTTCATTTCGACCTGAGAGGCGCTCACACCGCTCCCTAGACCCTCGCAAGCCTCATCGACCATCTTGTGGATCTTATCGAGGTTGAGGGGTTCTACAAACCCGCTGCGCTTGCGAACTTTGATACCATGTCCGTTTGTCATACTTTCTTCCAATCGTTTAATTTAAGGGTTGCTTCTAGTCCTTTATAAGTATTTGATTCTACCATAGTCTGAACATCAAGTCCAGCAAGAACCATATCGTTTATATCTTTTTGTTGTATACTCTTTGGCCAAATGACTACCTGATCTCCTCGGTCGATGACTTTGGAGACCCTGTTGATGATTTCTCTGTTACGTGGTTCATTATCAAAAACCCAAATATAATTGCTCCAACCAAACGTCCTAACATCAGCGTCGGACCCAGCCATAGCAACAGAGTTTTTAAGGAAGGTCGAGTCAAAAGGTCCCTCTACAATATAAACAGGTTTGTCTTCTTTGATTTTATCCAATCCAAAGATCTTAGGTTGTTCCTCATCCAGCATGATCGTAATGTATCTTAGTTTTGCCTTAGGGGCGAGCGATCTGCCTTGGTATCCGAAGAGGTTACCTTCTTTGTCTTTGAATGGGATAATGATGCGTTCGCTATCTTGTTTCAGATTATCAAAGATCTTCCTTTGTGAATTAGTCCAAGCCTTAAACTTCGGACAATAGTAGAAGTAATCTAGATCTTTGATGCCTCTGCCTTCAAGATATTCTCTCGCTGGGTGAGAACTATTTAGATCTGAAATTTTGTCGAGGTCAATACAATTTTCAGATTTCGACAAAAACTTTGGTTCCTGAAAATTAAAGGCGGGGTTTGGAACTGTGGTTCCCTTGCCAGTCTTACCGTCCTTAAATTTTTCCATCACGTATTGATCGTGAAGGAATGTATCTTGATCCTTTAGGAAGTTTGAAAGTGTCCTACCCATGCCACAGTTATGACACTTGAAGACAAAATCATTCTTCACCTTAAACAAATATCCCCTCGCCTTGTTGCGTCTCTTTTGACTATCTCCACAATATGGACACCTGAAGTTATACAGGTCTGCCTTCTTGCGAGCAAAGAGAACTAGGCGAGAGGACACCAGTTGGATATATTTTACATCAATAAAAGAACTCACTTAGTCTGTGCTGGCTGACTACCTCCCATAGTAGCACCGCCATTACCGACTGTCAAGAGGTTGCCGAAGAAACTAGCTGATCCAATAATTGCCACAGCTGCCGTAGCAATACCAACGGATATCCATCTAAAAGTTGCTAGATCATTTACTCTGTTTTCTACTTTCTCAATACGATCTTTTACATCTCTAATGAGTTCCATGATCGCACTATCATTTTTATCATTCTGTTCTAGTCTATTTTCGTGACGCTCTAAAATGAGAGCAACGTTCTGGTTGCTCTCACTAATTTTATCTACTGCTCTTTCTAGTTTGTCAAGCATCTCTTTGGAGAGATCTTCATATATTTGAAACTTAGCTTCTAATACTTCTATATCTCTGCCAAATCCAAACATGATGCCCTCTTAAACGTTGCGAACTGCAAAGTTCAGTGCTGCCTGATAAGTTGTTGCGTCCTTATTCAGCATGTACTGGAACTGTTGCTTGTGCTCATCATCAAGTTGAGCATAACAAGCAGCGATGCGCTTTGCTGAGAAGTTGTCTAGGTTTTGAGTAGATCCGTTGCTAAATTGGATCTTAGCGAATGAACCTTCGCCACTTGGGTTCAATTCAGAAGTTGCCACATCAAGGGCAACTTGGATTACATCTTGATTTTCCATCATCATATTTCCTGTTGGTTCAAATGAGTTTCTTTGCTGAACACGCTTCTGCTGTTCAGCTGCTTTTTTCTTGAAGTCAGATAGACGAGCTTTCATCAAGGTATCCATTTCCCTGGTCTTATTCATCATTTTCTCCTTAGCTTCTTTACGCTTTGTTTGGAGATCTTTCTGACGATTGAGCTTCTTCATCTGCCCAATCTGCTTCTGTGCTCTCTCAGTATCCGAGGGCACCGCTTCAGAGATAATTTGTTCTTCTACTTGTTCTTTCATTTTTCTGCGTTGGATACGGTTGAAGAGAGCACGGGCACCAGAGGTGCGACCATCTACTTTATCTTTGTTTGACTTCTTGTACTTACGATTTTGTCTAGGATTTACCATAACAAAAGCAGGTGGCAACTGGAGACTTGATCCATCGCCAGCAACCATTTCATTCATATCATGTTTAGACTTTTCAGACATTCCTTGTCAACATCCTCGTTAAGTGAAGGTGGTAATCTATTTAGAAACAACATGAATGCTCTAATTTGAGACCAGTATGTTGCTTCAGTTTTATAAAAGAGCAGCGGTGTTGCTGCGTCATCAAATACATTATACAATACTATCACATGATTTAGAATGAGATGGGTTTTCAATTCACCCGTCGTTTCATATCTCTTCAGAAGTCTTTTGATATACTTGAAGCGTTTTAGGTCTTCCTCAAAATCTGTATAAGTTACTGACGACGGGTTGTTGTAGTTTTGAATGGCAAAGAATAACCAATTCTCATGGTTCAATTCACTGATGTTCATTTAGATCATGCGTATGTAAGAGTTGCTGTGCTAGAGATAACCTCTTCAGCACCAGCAGATGAAGTGATCTTTACACGGAACTTGTAACCATCATAGGTTGCCTTAGCAGCCGCAGTAAGTGTAAGAGTTGCCGTGGTAGCACCAGTGAATACTCCAGTGTTGGAGATATTTGTCCAGGTAGTTCCAGTTGCTGTCTGACGCTGCCATCTATAGACAAGTGATCCAGTTGTAGCAGATGCTGTAACAGCAAAGGTTCCAGTGAATGGAGTAGCTGCGCCAGTTACATTAGCAGGTTGTGCCGAGATTGTGATAGCAGATGCTACGTCAGCAGCAACAGCATCGTCAAGGTCAGCAGCATTTACAGGAGCATCTTTGAATGCTACTAGGTGTTGTGCCTTGTGGCGAGTCTTACCATCAGCATCAGTATAGGTCATATACTCCCACCAACCAGGAGCAGTCAAACCACGCTCTCTGTTCTCAGCAAGGGTTGCTTCTACATCATCAATAAAGACTGTCTTACGAGCAGCAGTAGCATAACCCTGTGCCCCAGCAACTGTAGTATCACCATCAACAATCAGGGTGTCGTCCCAGTCGTACTTATCTACAGAATTCTTTTCTGTAGTGTTTAGGACAATCAAACTTTGTGCGTTTGTTTCAGCACGGCTATACAGGGTCATGGATACACTCCAAATTACTTTCCGATTTCTACTTGTTATTTATAAAAAAAGGGGGCTTGCGCCCCCCTTAATCTCAAGGTGTTAGATCCTTGGCACCTTTGTTCTTCAACTGTCCCTGGACTTGTAGAAGAATAAGTGAGAGAATACCATTTGATTTTACCTTTGGGTTTGCTCCAAGTGCTTCCGAAACTGCAAAAAGAACAGTTGCGATAAGTGCTTGGTTAGCAAGTGCCCATGCGATTAGAGCGGACATAGGATTGAATAGAACTCAACGAGCCTATTTATGGTCTCCTACTTTTCACATAATCTGCCGATGTCATAATGTAATCTGCCGCAAGGGTTATCTTAGATTGTACCCACTCTGGCAAATTCTCATCTGGTTTTAGAATGTCATGAAGTTCTTGAGCATTACGAATAACTCCCCTAAGTTGAGTTCTTGTCATGTCTCCTTCATAATCATACTCGCCCTTGTCATAATTTTCTTTCTTGATATTTGGGTGAGGAGCATAAAGTGGTCCCTTATAGTCACCAGCAAAATTTTCGTTGGTAACTTTCGTGGTCATACCCTTGACACCATCCTTGACAGTTGGCATCACTTCAACAGTTGCTTTCTTTTTACCTTTGCGTTCTTTCTTTTCGCAACCGCACTCTTCGCAGAACTGTCTAAAGGACTTCATGACTTTTTCTTCATCGCAAGGATCTTACCGATCTTCTTACGGCGAGCATGTAGATACTTATCCGACTTATCCTTATCACCATCGTTATCAATATCACCATCTTCCTTGCCGACAGGATCCATACCTTCCTTCTTCATCTCCATCTTCTCATGCTTCTTCTTGGAAGACTTACCCATCTTCTCTTCTTTATCATCATAGCAATGCGCTTCCTTCATTCCCTTGTTCTTTGCTTTCCAAGCAGTAGCATAAGCAATTGACTTTTCTTTATCGGTTAGCTCACCATCTTTAGAATATGACTTCTTGATGTGCTTAACCATACGCTCTGACTTAGCACCAGGAGGGGCAACCTCAGCAAGGTCTTCCTCGCCTTCATATTCAACACCAGCCTTGACGCAGTTATTAACTTCCTTGTCACCCTTTACCTTGGTGCCTTGCTTCTTATATCCTTTCCAGCAAGTCTTGAAACCATTGTCATCTTTGCCATCCATCTTGACTTTCTCAAGAACATAGATGACACCATCAATTTCATACTCTTCAGTCTCCAGAACTTCATACTCTTCCTTAGTTGCCAACTGCGCCTTAGGACTTTCCTTCTTGGCAGTCTTCTTCTTAGTCGTTGTATGCTCGATCTCAGCTCCATGCGACTGTGGATCCATACCATCAAACGCTTCTACAAGGTAAAGATCTACTGGTTCTGTATTCTGGAAGCAATCGCCTCCCATCCACTTTCCGTATGCTTCCATCAAACCAGATGAAAACTCGTCACTGTTTTGAACTGAATTAATTGGTTTCTGATACTTCATCGTTTAGTAAGGAGGTTCTTCTCGTATTATTTATAGATCTAATGTTTCTGATCCACTCACGAAACATTTGCCCCTCTTCAGAAATAACAATTGCATAGTTACCCCCCACACGATGTATGTGTCCTTTATCCCCTGTGCGGGATGACATCACAGCATCTCCTTCTTTGAAAACTTCCTGCTGCCTCTGCTGTTGGCGCAGTGCTTCTTCTCGTAGTTTCTTAAAGTCTTTCATTTAAATGTTTTTGGTAACCTACTCTTTATTTCGTTCATCAAATTCATACATTCTTTATCGTTCAAAGCTCTAGGAATACCAGAACGGAATGTTTTGAAGTCTCCAGCAAATGCTGCTCTTCTCATTTTTGTTCCTGAGATGGCGAATGTATCACCGTCAGCATCTCTACTTCCAGAAGATTTGATCTCAATATTTCTGAAAGAGAATTCTGTTCCGTTGTATTTATGGAGGAATTGCATGGCGCTGACTCGATCAGACCCCACAAGAAATACCACTTCATCATATCCCGCTAGCATTAGGTCTTGTAAAATTTCCACTGGTTGTTTAGGACCAGAATGTATTTTACCCCTGTGCTCAGGAAACATCTTGTTCATGTAACTAAGCTTTACATCTGGAGGTAAAGGATTGCTTCCCTTCTTATCTTCAGTTTGTGAAATATAAATGCGATAGTCATGAGAACCAGCTGCTTGCTTCACACCGTCAAAGTTTTCTTTGTGTCCAGTCGTTGGTGGTTGGAACCTACCAAACGTAAAGTAGCAAGTCTTTCCTAGCGCCATTGCTTTTGTAGAGTGAAGTTGTTGTAAGCAAACTCCAGACGATTGACAAACTTGATCATGCTACCGTCTTTGTGAAGAACATATCCTTCGGGAGTTGTGACCTTATATCCTTTCTCGGTCTGAACAAAAGTTCTAAACTCTTCAAGATGGTCTAGTTTATCTATAACCATTTGCTTGACTGCTTGTAGTTCTTTGTATAGAGCAATCATAGTCTTGAACTTATAGACATTATCGAGAAGGTAGTTCTCACTCCTATAAACAAGATTTCTTTTCTTCGTCAAGTTATCAACTGTCTTGATCTTAGCAAGTTCTGTTGTCATCTTAGAGTGATAAAAATTCACCAACTCGTTTATAGTCTCATCAATGTTACTAATACTACGAGCATTCTTGATTTCACTATTGAAGAACTGCTTTAGATAAGAAGAGATATGAAACTTAGCATCACCCGTGGTTCCAAAATTACCAACAAGATCATCTAAGAAGTCTCCACATAACTGAGACATACGTTCAATCTTTGCAACGTATCTATCAAATGTTGCCATCTCAGTCTTAGAAAAACCTACCCTATTCATCGGGGTATCATTTTGAACTACCAAAACATTATCAGAACCATTTACATTAGCTCCTGCTCTTGCCTGCATAGTTGATAATTCATTTCCAGTATAATGAGTATGAAACACTACTCCAATCTTTGCTCTGCCAGCTTTTTTACCAATATCGTGGTCAACAGGGATGCCATAAGTAATAGTGTTTGGTCTAAATGTGTAGAGTTGTTCTCCATTGATTGTTTCTCTCCTAAGATCACTAGTAAAAAGCAAATCCCCCTGGACTACTCCTTGTATTCCAAGTAAAGAAAAATACCTCAAAGAAAATTTCAATTTTTCTGCAAGATCTCCCTCATACCATCCATCAATTTGTTCTTCACTGTAGCATAGTTTAGGATCTGTTTTATTGAATACGGATTTTGTTCCAACAAAAAACATTCCTGTGTTTGGATCTGTTCCACAAATAACAGATGGAGCTCCGTCCCACTTTGTCTGCATGAAACCAGTGCTTTCTTGGTGACCCAACATCTTGCGAAGTTCTTTCAAGAAAGATATGGCAGCATTACATCCATCAACACCATAGTTGAGCATTTCATCTTCAAGATGTTCTAAGTGCTTTAGCTGTTTGATGTTTGACATTAGCGTTTCTTAGTATAGTCGCCATTAGTGTGGGTTGGATATACTCCACCACTTTTATTTCTGATATTGAATTTGAATTCATAGGTCTTAGTTTCAAAGATCATATCAATACGCTTACCAGTTCCAGATGCACCACCATAATTTACTTCGACAGAACTACCAATCAATTCAGAAGCATTATTCATATAGGTTTGATCAATCTCATAAAATTTTAGTTGTGATCCATTGTAATGGCACATCCAATATCCATATCCAACACCACTCTTGATCAAATCTTCCAATGCTTGCTTACCAGCAGAAGTTAGTGGTGTATTTGTAATATGATTTTGAACCGTTGGACCAGGAGATTTTCCATAATTTGCGAACACATCTAAAAACTTTTTATAATCAATTCCAAACATGTCCAAGTATTGCTTTCCGTCATCTGGAATTTTACCAGATTTCAATTTACTTTCTGGAAACAAAGCAAGTTTTCCTTTTCCACTACTACGAACGCCACAGTTGAAAAATGATAAAGTGCTTCCAAATTTTACAGAAAGATAGACAGGTTTTCCAGCAACTGTCAATGTAATATCTGTCAATGTAGATCCAATATTATTAGTGGTAGCTCCTCCAGCAGATATAATAACATTGCTTCCTTGTTTCTGTAATGGTCTTGCTTGGTTTTTACCGCCCTCACCCATAGCTTTTGTTGGTGCCTCACCATACTTTTCAATCATTGCAGCAACGATCATATCAACATGATCTTTGTATTTTGTAGGAGTTTGACCACTACAATATTGGATCAATGCTTCGGTAAGATCATCCTCATATTGATTACCCATATTGACTTTTTTACCACCTTTGATTTGACCACCAAACTCAGAGGTTTTCATAAAATCTTCAAGATCAAGATAGAAATCTTGATTGCTTATTCTCTTGGGAACATTTCTACCAGGAGGAAAGTTGCATATAAATTCTATATTATTTCTTCCACGAAGACCTTGCCTACACACCAAATCAAATAACATCTTTGCAGAATTTTCTTTCCCAGGACTTCCTTTGATATCATGGAAATCTTGAAATTGAGAAGTACGATATTTATTATCTGCTCCCTTTGTCGTTACGGTAAATCCAGATACCTCAACGATACCCATATCAGTTAGGAACCTATTTTCTCTACCATTTCTATTCAAAGCTTTATCAAAAAAGGTATCCATACGATCAAGATACCTTCCGCCATTCCTGAAAAAATCTCCTGCCTTCATAAGAAAAAACCTCCCTGCTAGTATTTAGAGGGAGGTTTATAATTACAGATCGTCGTCTGCTCGGTTTTCACTGTAGTAGATATCAAACTGACCACCAGGATACCGTTTTTCAAGTTTCTTAACATTACGTGCCAGCACTTCATCAAAAGGGATTTCAAGTGCCAAGCAAGCTTGGGCAACATACCACATCAAATCACCAAGTTCGATAATCATATGCTCTCGGTTATCTTCGTTGAAAGGTTTGCCCTGGAAAATCATCTTCTTAATGATCTCAAGGAACTCACCACCCTCAGCATTAATACCGACGCCAGCAGTAAGCAGTCGTTCAATATTGGCACCCTTACGATCCAGCTCAACGAGACGATCAGAAAGGGCAACAAAGTCTGTAGAAGCGTCTGAAGTAACAGCATCCACAAACTTTTCATAACGGGCAAAATCAATATTCATACATTCCACTCAGCAAATTTAGATAAACGGTTTTGGGTTTGGGCAAATTGGGCGAACTCTTCGCCAGGGTCTTCATCGTTGATGCCGATAGCAGAAGCATCATCAGCAACATCATACAGCTTCATCTTCGCTCTGTCAATTCCCACCATGAATTTTCTAGAGGCAGTTGGGTCATTGTATCTGTTTTTAAGTTGTTTGACCATAAGGCGACCTTGTTGTTCAAGTTCCTCAGTGCTAATAAGGGCAAACATAAAGTCAGCAGTGGCAGGAAGACCAAAAGACTCGCTAGTATCGGTAAGGTCAGGGTCACTATTACCATAACCACTACGAGTAGTTTGAGTAGCAGAGACAACTGGTACATTATGTTCCACAGCAAGACCACGCAGTTCTTCAGCAATTGCTTTAACATACGTGTACGAATTGACAATCGCACCTTTATACCTCGCACTAGAACAGATGTTTAGATAATCTATAAAGATTATATCAGGTTTGAAACTTTTTTTCAAGGAAAGATCCGAGAGTAATGCCTTGAAGTGTCCAACGTGTGCCGAGGCA